TGATGATGATGTCTTATCCAATGATGTGTGGTACACCAGAAGATGTAAATAGATATATTGCTGATAATAATTTTACACCTATTAATATAAGTTTTGGTAAAGAAAACGCCAATGAAGACGGTGCTATTGTATTTGCCATAACATATTACATCAATGATAAACACCAAACATTATCAGTAGCAGAGACACCAACCGACCCATATAAATGTATGATATACCATACGTTTGATATGAAGATGAATACCAATTTATTAAAAGGTGAAAACACTTAATTATTTTATGAAAGCACATGATGGATTATTTGATAACGTATGGATGAATGAATTAAGTCATCAACTTGCTAATCAACAAGCGTGGTATATGAGAAATATTGCCAACGCATATACATATCCTTATGGTCTAACAGGTACACACCGTTTATTAGGTGTTAAATATTTTCTTAAACAATCTCAAAGTAATAATATTCATTATGAAAAACTAGTTTTACCTGATGTTTCTGAAAAACTAATAGGTGCCTTTGATTACTTTACAAAAAGATTAGGCTATCCTAAGATGGAGTTATTAGAGATAGGTCTAAACTTACAATTTATGGGACAAGATGGTACGGATCATTGTGATGGTGTAAAAGGACAAACAGCATTTGTTTTAATGTTGTCTAACGAACCTATGAACGAAGATACAGGTGGGGAGTTTTATCACAAACCTACTGATACTTTAGTGCCGTTTAAAACAGGTAGATTAGTTGAATTTAATGCTGAAGATTGGCACCACGGTAAAGCATTTAACGTACCTCAAATAGCTAGATTTAGTATCAAATGGCTCGGGCAGCCTTTACAAACCTCTTAACATGTGTTATATTATAAAAGTCGATTTAAACGGCTTGCGCTGGTGAACGCTAGCGGTAGTAACCAGCGTATAAAGAAAGAAAAATATTATGAATAGTAAAGAATTTAGTTTAATTATTGAGGGGATTGTAAAAGAGAAAAGATGTACTTACATGGAAGCTGTATTATTGTATTGTAATGAAAACGAGATAGATCCCTCTACAACAAAACCTATGATCTCAAAAGCACTAAAAGAAAAAATTAAATTAGAGGCAGTTGATTTAAGATTGTTAAAAGAAAAACCTAGTGGTAAATTACCTTTATGAGTAAGTTAAAGAATCCTTTTAAAAAAATATTAGAAAATGTAAAAGGCACTCAATATGTAAGTAGTAAAACATTTAGTGAATCAGGTAAAGTAATGAGAAGAGTAAAAGAAGTATGTATCACAGAGCACGATATACAAAATCAATTTGAAAAACAAAACGGATTGTCTGATTTTCTCAAAATACCTATGTCTGCTAATGATGTTTTTAGAGTACACTTTCCTTTAGCACCTAGTGTAGATAGAATAGATAACTCAAAAGATTATTATCCTGATAATATTGTTATCAATACTAGATTTGAAAACAATGGTTTAAATAGATGTGATCCTAAGTATATGGATTATATAAAAGAATACTTAATAAGTCATTTTAAGAGTCAATGATATGTATGGCGGATTTGAAGTATATAAAACTTATCTTGCTGTAAAACTACATTTTACCTCAAAGAGTTATGACTATCATAAATATGGTGGTAAGATAAATTGTAAACTTGATACCTTTACAAAAAGAAATGATAGATACTTTTTTCACAAACTAAGTATTAAATATAAACAAGAGGAAATATTAGATTTTTTTGTATCTAATTTTATTAAAGATGAAAAGAAATGGATTGGAAGTCTTTTACAAAATGATGGACAAGATATATACTTGGATTACAAGAAACGGCAAGACTCTTTTAAATACCATTTTAGAAACGATCTGTTATCTATTAATAACGATTTTAATGCTCATAACATTTCTTTTGATGATGGTTTTGTTTGCCGTGGCGGACAACATCCTAGACTTTTACGCTTACTTCTTCAAAAGAAAACGTCTATCCAAACCATCGTTGTTCTTAACGAAGTCTTATCGTTTACTAAAAATTGGAATAAAGAAATTGCCGAGAAAGTTGTATGGCCTAAAATCTCATCTACGATTGCCAAGTTAAAAGGATTTATGAAATATAATAAAACAGAATGTAAACTAATAATAAAAGAAGTTTTTTTAAATGACTGATACAGTATTTTGTATAGGTAATGGTGAAAGCAGAAAAGGTTTTGATTTAGAACAATTAAGACCTCATGGTAAGATATACGGTTGTAATGCTTTGTATAGAGATTTTACACCAGATGTATTAACTGCTGTTGATCATGGTATAATGCACGAAATATACCACAGTGGTTATGCTAAAAAGAATACATGTTATTTTAGAGAGTGGACTAAACAACCTGCTCAAACTTATCACTTAACTTTATATGGTACACTAGACAAAGATCAAATTGATGAAGTTAAAAAACATGTTAATGTTATACATGAAAACGAAAGAGGTAATTCAAAAGAGTTTGTTTTTCATGGTGCTAACTTATCAGGCATAGTTAATATTATAAAACGTTATAAAGGTAAAGCTAATACCGAAAACGTTATGAAAAAAGAGATCACACATAATTCAGTATATGTTAGTTGGGTAGAAGATACAGATCCTGTACATACATTAAGAGAAGTTATAAAACCTAAAGATAGAGGTTGGGCTTGTGGTGCTACAAGTGGTCTACTAGCATGTATAAACGAGAAACCTAAAGATGTCTATTTAATAGGACACGATTTAAATAGTAAACATCAAAAACTGAATAACGTTTACAAAAGTACAAGACATTATGCTAATCAGGAAAACGCTGCTATACCTAGTGTTAACTGGATAGATCAGTGGAAAAAGATATTCAGAGAGTTTAAAGATATAAACTTTTGGAAAGTCAATGAGATAGTAGAAGATAGATCAAAAGAAATATATGTAAATGATGACGTAAACAAGAAGGTTTTACATTGGGACGGCACGGTACCTAACATCAAATATATTGACTTCAATGAACTCAAAAGGCGCTTGACATTAGCATAGAAATATGTTATATTAGTAATATGTTTGACACTTTTATATACAGATTATTGGATAAGATTGTCAACTGGTGTGAGCGTTATAAGAAATACAGAATTGATAAGACTTTACCTAAACCCAATAAAAAAGAATTAGCAAAATGGGTAAAACAGAATGAAAAGTCTTATAAATAATAACGATACCGATTATACAGGTAACACAAATATAATAATACAAGGAGAAATACAAATATGGATTTTGAAACATTAAAATCATCCGCTTCAAACTTTGATAAACTAACAAAGGCACTAGAAGCAAACGCAAATCCCGAAGACAATAAATCAAACAAGAACAAATACCAAGACGATAGACTTTGGAAACCAGAGTTAGATAAAACTGGTAATGGCTATGCTGTTATTAGATTTTTACCTGCTGCTGAAGGCGAAGAAATGCCTTGGCAAAGAGTATGGACTCACGCTTTCCAAGACAAAGGTGGTTGGTTTATTGAAAACTCTTTAACAACACTAAATCAAAAAGATCCTGTCAGTGAAGAGAACACTAGATTGTGGAATACAGGTGTTGATAGTGATAAAGAAATCGCTAGAAAAAGAAAGAGAAAACTATCATACTATGCTAACATTTTAGTTGTTAGTGATCCTAAGCATCCAGAGAACGAAGGTCAAGTTAAGTTATTCAAATTCGGTAAAAAGATATTTGATAAGATAGCTGAAACAATGAACCCAGCGTTTGAAGATGAGAAACCTATTAACCCATTTGATTTTTGGAAAGGTGCTAACTTTAAACTAAAAATTAGAAAAGTTGATGGTTATTGGAACTATGATAAATCTGAGTTTGAGTCTGTTTCACAAGTTGCTGAAGATGACGCTTCTATCAAAGCAATATGGGCGAAACAATACCCTCTTAAACCTTTTGTTGATCCTAGTAATTTTAAAACCTATGACGAACTCAAAGAGAAACTGATTAGGACAATTACAGGAACACAAAACACAACAACAGTTGATAAAACGGACCTCCCACCGGCAACTGAAAACGTTGTGAAAAGTCAGGAAGTTAAATCTTCTCCGACAAGTGATAATGACGAAGATGATACTTTGTCATACTTTAGTAAATTGGCGGACGAAGATTAATTCTTCTCTCTCGCTTTCTAACTTTAAGGGGTGTCGAGTAATCGGCATCCCTTTTTTTTATGCTGATTGTTTATTTAAAATAAAAAACGTATCGTCTATATTTCTAGCAAGATTTGCTGATAATGTCTGATTGGTTACTTGATTTACATTATTAATAGGTGAATTGTTTTGAGCAAACGTCATTTCTTGTTTATCTTCTTTTTCTGGTGTAACAGGTTTAATATTAAATTCTTTTGGTAAACTTTTTAGTATAGTACCTTTTTCAATTTGAAACTGATCTATCATTTTATCTAACTTATTGTTTTGATCATCTAAGTTAATAATAGTTTGTTTACTCTCATCTGTATCTCTAATCTTACCTAATGCTTTTGTATCTGCTGCCTCTTGTAATTTAGAATCAACTTTACCCTCATCATTATTTACATAAGGTTTAGCTTGGGCTTCTTTAACAGGTGTTTCAACTCTATCTAATAACTCAATATCTTTGCCTGGTTTAATTTTGTTAATTAATGCTATAACACTATTAATTGAATCAATAAAGAAATTTTTAATAGTAACAAATATATCTACAAAGAAATCTTTTATTTTACCAGGTATTTCCATTATTTTATCACCAAAATCACTTAATTTAACTTTCAGATTTTCAAAACCAAGTTTTACATTTTCAATAAATTCACCTAGTCTTTCCTTTATTACATCAATATTAGATC